AAGCCACAAAAAAAGTTTTTAGATATGCAGCTTAGAAAACTTACAGTTTATGGAAGGCTTAGACAATTTTTAGGTCAATCACATTTTGATGTTGCTGTAAACAATCCTAGACAAGCATTTGCTTTTTTGATCGCAAACTTTCCAGAAGTAGAAAACCATATGACAAATCAGTTGTATAAGGTAAAAATGGGAAATTTAGAAATAACAGAGGATTTATTAGAAGTAAGAGGTGATGGAGATATAAAAATAATTCCTATTGCTGTAGGTGCAAAGGGTGTTGTTTTGGGTGGCCTATTAACTGCTGGAGGTGCGGCTGCTGGGGCTGCAACTGCTGGATTTTTTGCAACTGCTATAGGTGGGGTTGTAGCAAGTGGACTTACTGCTATTGGTACTTCAATGCTTATTGATGGAGTTACAAGTATCATTGCCCCTACTCCCAAAGTTCCTAATTTTAACGCTGCTGATTCTTTGTCTGATAATGACCCAAACGTACAGGCCAACTTTGGTTTTAACTCAATAACTAATACCACGAGGGCTGGTGTACCAGTCCCTATAATTTATGGAGAGGTATTTACTGGATCTATTGTAATCAGTTCTGGTATTGATACAGTTCAAGTGGAGGGTACAGCAACATAATGTTTGGATCAGGAATTATTCAAGCTGCTGTTGAAGCAAATGCTGGTGTTTTTGGTATAACAAACCCTGATTTACCTAAAGATTCTCTTGCATCAAAGCAGTTTCAAACGCTGATTGATCTCATATCAGAAGGAATTTTGTCAGGATTCCCCTCTGCTACTGGATCTAAAGGAACTACTGAATATGATATTTCTGCACTTAAAGATGTATTTCTTAATGGAACTCAAGTTTTACAACAAGCGGCTGGCACAAGTCCAGTTGATACAGATTTTAATTTCCAGAATGTAACGTTTGAGCCTAGATTTGGCACATCAGATCAAACAGCTATTGCTGGAATTTCTGCTAGTGAATCAGAAACTGCTGTTGGCGTAACAGTTACAAAAGATGCACCTGTTTCAAGATCAATAACAGATACTAATATTGATGCGGTTAGGGTTACAGTCGCATTTCCACAGTTACAAAAATTTGAAGATAACGGAGACATAAATGGAGCAGAGGTAGCTCTAACAATTCAAACAATAGAAAATGATGGCACAACACAAACTGTTATTACAGATACTGTAAAAGGTAGAGCAGCAAGCACTTATTTTAGAGATTACAAAATTAATCTTCCCTCTGGCACTAGCTTTCCAGTAACCATAAGAGTAAATAGGACAACTGATGACAGTACAGATTCTTTTTTAAATGATAGTTTTCAATGGTCATCTTTTACAGAAATTATTAATGAATCTAGACCTTATGCTAATTCGGCTCATGTTGCCTTACGCTTTGATGCTGAGACTTTCCCAAGTGTTCCATCAAGAATGTATAGGGTCAGAGGAACCCTTATTAAAATTCCACACAATGGCACTGTCAGGGCTGATGGTTCAATATCTTATTCTGGTACTTTTAATGGAACTTTTAAATCTGATAAAGAATATTCTAATGATCCAGCATGGGTTTTGTATGATTTATTAACTACGTCTAAAGGTTTTGGAGATCATATAGACACAACTCAATTAGATGTTTTTAGTTTTTATTCAGCTTCAGTTTATTGCTCAGAGCAAGTTGACGATATGACAGGAAATAATACTACGGAGGCTAGGTTTTCAACAAACGTGGTTTTGAACACCCAGCGTGACGCATATTCGCTCATCAATGATCTTTCCTCTGTGATGAGAGTAATGCCTTTCTATAGTGCAGGGGTAATAAATATATCGCAAGATCGACCAACAGATCCAAGCTATATCTACAATCTTAGCAACATAACATCAGAGGGTTTTTCATATTCAAACGCAAGTAAATCAACTAAAGCAACTGTTGTTAATGTTGGATATTTCGATAATGAAACTCAATCTATAGATTATGAAACTGTAGAAGATACAGCCTTACAAGCAAAATATGGTGTTGTTGTTCGCAACTTAAAAGGATTTGCTACAACTTCCAGAGGACAAGCCGCAAGACTTGGCAAATGGTTTTTGTACACACAGTCTAATGAAGCTGAAATTTGTTCATTTAAAACATCTATAGAATCAGGGACAATAGTGAGAGTTGGCACAATTATATCTGTTCAAGATCCAATGAGGGCAGGGGTCAGAAGGGGTGGAAGAATAAAAACAGGTGTATCAACAACACAAATAGTAGTAGATGATTCTAATAATACTGATCTAGCTTCGTCTGGTGCAGCAACATTATCTGTCATATTGTCAGATGGGACTCTTGAGACAAAAACAATATCTACAATTTCTGGTACAACTATCACAGTATCCTCTGCATTTTCCTCTGTTCCTCAAGCAAACTCTGTTTGGGTTATTGAAAATACATCAATTTCACTACAAACTTTTAGAGTTTTTTCAGTAAAAGAAGTAAATCAGCTTGAATATGAAATACAGGCTGTGGCTCATAATCCCTCAAAATATGCAAATGTTGAAGATGGATCTATTTTACAAACAAAAACAATAACAAATCTTACAGCACTTAAATCACCGCCAAGCGGTTTATCAGCTACTGAACAGATTGTTGTTTTAAATAATCGTGCTGTGTCAAAATTGTTTATTCAATGGCAACCTGTATCTGGTGTAACTGAATACATGATTCAATATAGATTTAAAAACGAAAATTTTATTACAGAAAGAATATCAAGACCAGATTTTACAATTTTTGAGACATTGCTAGGTTCTTATGAAATCAGAGTTTTTAGTTATAACGCTTTGGGAAAGCCTAGTACACAGCCGTCAACTATTACCGCTATCACACAGGGTAAAACTGCTGTTCCAGCAGATGTCCAAAATGTAAGAATCGAACCTTTGTCAGATCAGTTTGTACGATTGCGTTTTGACCAATCTACAGACGTTGATGTGGTGCATGGTGGAAACGTGGTTATCCGTAGTTCTAACCTTACATCTGGATCAACTTTTACAAATTCAGTTGATGTTCTCCCTGCACTTTCTGGAAACGTCAGCGAGTCGATTGTTCCAAATATTGTAAATGGCACATATCATTTAAAATTCAAAGATGATGGTGGACGCTTAAGTTCTGGCGATGCTTCCGTCACTATGCTTCAAACAGAGCCAAATGCTTTCCCAAAACTAACTGTTTTAGAGGACAGAGAAGATACAGACTCGCCACCTTTTGCTGGCACAAAAGTAGATTGTTTTTTTAGTGATGATGTTAATGGTCTTGTTCTTGGTTCACTTATAACACTTGATGATGAAGCAGACTTTGATAGTATTGCTGACTTTGACTTTATCGGTGCTGTTGATATTACAGGTGGATCTTATGAATTTGCCAATACTTTAGATTTAGGAGGAAAACAACCATTAAGATTACGCAGACATTTTGTGACGCAGGGTTTTTACCCTAATGATTTGATAGATAGAAGAACTGCAAACATAGATACTTGGACTGATTTTGATGCGGCCACCGCATTCAATGTCGGTGCTTCTCTGCTCGTGGCGACCACAGATTTAGACCCTGATCTGGTAGTTTCATCAGGTGTTAGTTACGGACAAAGTGGCACTACGATCACTGTGACTAAAACCGCACATGGATATTCTGTTGGAGATTTTGTTGTAATTGATTTTGCTGCTGGCGGTGCAACTGATGGAAATTATGAAATAACTTCAAAAACAGATAACACATTTACAGTAACTTCAGCTAATAGTGCAACCATTTCAAGTGGCACATCTTGTACTTATGGAGCAAATTTTAGCCGATTTAATCCTTTTGTTAATGGTGTTTATATTGGAAGAGGATTTAAATTCAGATGTGAAATGGACTCTGATGACCCAGCACAATCTATAGAAATAGATCAGCTAGGATATACAGCAGAAATAGAAAGTAGGACAGAAACAAGTCTTGGTAATGCAGGGGCTACAAATGGTTTGATTGCCTCTGGTACATCTACTAAATCAGTTACATTTACAAATAGTTTCTTCACAGGTTCTACGGGTACAGGAGTTCCCGATAATTCTGTTTTACCATCAATCGGTATAACAATAGAAAATGCACAGCAAGGTGATTTTTTTGCATTGTCAAATATAAGCTCAACAGGTTTTGATATTGATGTAAAAAATGGATCAAGTCATGTAAATAGAAATTTCAAATATGCTGCAACAGGATTTGGACGTGGTAGTTAGTTTAGAAGTAGGATATACTTAGATAAAAATTTGGATTAGACAATGAGCCAAAATGATATGATAATCGACAACTCCACGGGAGCCAACGTGAGAGCAGACATTAATAGTGCATTACAGGCTTTAGCAACAAATAATTCTGGTTCATCTGCGCCATCTACAACATACGCCCTGCAAACTTTTGCAAATACAAACACTTCAATGTTGCAGCTTAGAAACGCTGCCAACAACGCTTTTGTAAATTTAAGAAAATTTGATGGAACTTTGCCATTACCAGACGGATCTGCGGCAACTCCCTCACTATTTTTTGACGATGATACAGATACAGGTATATTCTCTGGTGGTGCAAATCAATTTCAAATCACTACAGGAGGTGGTCAACGACTAAAACTTGATAGCGTAGAAACTGTCTTTAACGATAATGGTAATAATACTGATTTTAGGATTGAAAGTGATACCCAACCACATATGTTTTTTGTTGATGCTAGTACCAACCGAATTGGCGTAAACACAGATGCTCCAACACACGATTTTCATGTTATATCTGGTAACACAGATTTGTGTAAATTAGAAACAAACAATGCTGGAACAACAGGTGCAGTTTTAATTCTTTCTCATAGTACTGCAAGTCCAGCCGATAATGACGTTACTGGTAGACTTAGCTTTAGAGGTAAAGATGATGGAGGCAACGAAGCAACATTTGCTGATATAAGCGTAATAGCTTCTGATGTAAGTAATGGTACTGAAAGCGGAAAAATTGTATTTAGAACTAATCACAATGGTACTTTTGGAGATAGAGTAACAATACTTTCAAGCGGCAATGTTGGTATAGGTGCATCAACTGTACCAACTGGTTTTAAATTAACAGTAAACGGTGATCTTACTTTAGGTGAATCAGGTGGTAGTGATAATACATTTATCGATCAAAAACAAAATGGAAATTTAGAAATTATTAATAGCGGAAGAGATGATAACGCTGCTGGTATTCGTATTAATCGTATGAATAACATTGCAGGGGATACAACTTATTTTAGAGATGTAAATATCTATAATGGAAAAGGAACTTCTGTCATGTATGTTGATGGTAGTGCAGCGTCAGTAGGTATAGGCACTGAGTCACCCGCAGCAAAGCTTCATATTTCTGGTTCAGAAATAAGACATGAAAACAGTTCAGTACCCTTTATTAGACTTAAAGCAACAAATGCACAATCAACAAACCATTTTGATTATGGAAGGCTTTTGAATGATGTAGCTGGAACTGTAACTGGCCTTTTAGATTGGAAAAGGCAAGCTTCTACAGATGACAGCTATTTTACAATATTTAATAAGCAAAGTGGTTCTGTAATACAAGAAAGATTAAGACTAACTTCAGCAGGGACTTTGTGTGTTCATGCAGGGCAACAGACAAACGTAAATAGTATGAACAATAATACTAGGTCTTTGCCTAAGTTTTTTGAAAATTCTGCTGGTCAAGATTCAAATTTGGTGGCGGGAGATATACATTTTGAATCGGTAATTAGGGTAACAGGTTCTACAGATGATACTTTATTTACTTTTCAAGGAGGCGGTAACTGTGGTATTTATGTTGAAGTAACTGCATATTATTCTAGTGCAATTACTGGTTTCCAAGGTAGGCAAAGATTTGCCTATAGAGCGCATAGGACAGCTAGTCAAGACTTTACTACACAAACAACAGGTCCTTTTGACGGACAAGGCTTTGAAACAGCGTCTTATTTCAACCCAAGTTTTACTTCGAGTAGTTCTGGTGCAAGTCAAGTATTAGGTATTAGGGTGCAATCACAAAATATGGGTGCTTATGTGAGAATTATCTACCATGCAAAATTTGTAACTAATGATAGTATTGGAAGTATGACCGTTAACCGCTAATTTATGTCTACAGCTTATAGCTATTCAATTACCGATTGTTATAAAAACTCTTCTGGTATTATTAGTTCTCTTGTCGTAACTTGGATTGCTACAAAGGAAGAAAGTGGTGTTACTTATAAAGCACAAGAAATAAGTCATATTGGTCTAGATGCTGCGGGCGATAATCCTATTGCTTTTAAAGATTTAGATGAACCTACTTTGAAAACTTGGTATGACAATAAACTAAACACAAAATTACGAATAATTAATAAAGATGGTGTTAATTCTGAGGATACATTAACAATCGAAGAGCGTGTAAAAAAGGCTCTTGATGCAAAAATAGAAGCAGAAATTTATTGTGCAAAAGTTGAATCAGATAACGCTTCATATACTCAGACATCAGGTTTGCCGTACTAGATAAATAATGTAAAATATATATAATTTAAATAATTAGCTTAATATTATGTCTTTTGAAGAAAACGCAAAAAAAGAATTAGAGGAAATAAAAAATAATTTAGAAGTTAATACAAAAAAAGTGCAGCTTATTGATGAAGAAATGAAAGACATAAAACAAAAAGCTGAAGCTAAACTAAAAGAACTCACTGAGGAAAAAAATAAATTAATTCAACCGATATTAGAAGATCAAGGAGCTTTGAATAAATTAGAAAAATTACTTAATATAAAAACAGAAATTAAATCAAAATAAATTATGACTGTTACTTGGGATATTGCTTCTTTAGATGCAACTAAAACTGTCGGAAGTTTATCTGATGTTGTTACTGTTGTTCACTGGACAGCTTCAGATGTAGATGGAGAACACAAAGGCTATGCTTATGGCACTGTAGGACTTGCTGAAGCTGATTCAAAATCATTTACAGAATATAAATACATAACAAAAGATGATGCTATTGCATGGGCTAAAGCTGCACTAGGTTCTGATGAAGTAACAGCTATTGAAACTGGTATTGCTAAACAGATAGCAGAATCAAAAAGTCCTACTGTGAGTTCTGGTGTACCTTGGTAGTCATATAGGAAGTAATTAAATATAAAGGGGCTATTGTGGGTAAAATTATCAACATTGATATAATTAAACCATGACTTATTGCTTTTAAAATTGCTTCTTTAACCATGTTTCAAAAAATTTGTCAGATAGCTTCATTGTTGTCGCTTTTTCTAACCTTGTCAATGTTAGGCGGCTCTTACTACGCTTACAGATTTGTCACCAGCGAGCAGTTCAAGTCTAGGGTTATGAATGAAGTCCTTAACAATGTGGAAGGAATTATGCCCAAAGTATTAGATAATGCTTTACCAGATATGACAGGGCCAACAGTTCCAGAGTATATAAAACCCAAAAGTTAATGGAGATACCTGAGATTGGTATCAAACAAATAAATGTGCCAGAGATCTATATTCCTGAGATATATAAGCCTGATCCTGTATTGCCTGTAATAACAAATTTAGAAATAGATGTTGTAGGTTGTACTTATCAGCATAGAGATATAAAAAATACTGGAAACACACAGCTTTTGCTTGATGACCCTAACGGAGTGTTTTTAACCTGTGGTGAGTCTTTGTTCCCTAGTTTTTACCCTATTGACTACAGACCAGATCAGTTGGTGATTACGGAAGATTTACCGATTACAAATGATGCCCCACCCATGCCAGAGTCAGATATTCCAGAAACTAAAACACCAGAGAATAAAAAAGAAGAATTAGTAATCCCAGAGTGTCCTAGTAAAAAAGACCAAAAAGTTGGAGATTACAGAAATGCAAAACGCATTGAAAGAGTTACAGGGCATAAGTTATCCTCAGACAAAACAGAGTGCATTACGATTTATGAGGACGTACCATTTCGAGAAACTTTTATTGGTACACCTGAGGTACTTGTTTCTACTTTTGCTATTGGTTTGGTCGCTGGTAGCTCTGCGGCTCTTGTCCCTGTGATACAAGGAATTGCTAAAAGTGCCATGAAGCAAATAGGCAAACGTTTTTCAAAAAAAAATAAATCTACTTAGTTTCTATTTTGTGAGTGTGTGGCAAAACTTGGTTTGGTAAGGGAATAAGCTTTACATCTTTACAAGTGACTGCGTGTTCACCTGTCAGCACTACTCCA